AGAGGAACCTACTTGAGATGTTTTTAAGATAAGTGCAGGCTTCTTGGATTTGTTTTTAAACGTTTCATAAAACGCTTTAATCAACAAACCTACATTCTTTCTATCTTCACCTAAAGCACCATTGATCCAATGTCCTACAAATAGATAAGCAAAATCCTCTTTTATATTAGATAAATCAAATGTTGATTTTACTGGTTTGTAAATATTTGTGTTGGCACCTTCAAATATTACTTCACTATCTCCTTTCCATTCAACATTTGCTACTAATTGATTGGTTTTTTGATCGCGTTTTTCAAATTTACTTTCTTTAAGTACTTTGATTGTATGTTCAGAAGAGCCTAGGATTAAATTCATACGATTACAACCTTCAATCCATTCAGCAGGTGCTACGGTTGTTTCAATTCCAGCTGTACATCCAATGTTGTATTTTCCTATTGGTTGGAATTCATTTGGAACTGTAATCTGCATCCAAATTTCTGGTTGTGCAGGTAATTGTGGATTTGGGAGTAAATGAGAGGTTAAGAATTCCCATTCTTGATGGTCTTTGATAAATCCAAATGGTGTGTTTCCCCAACGTTGTGAAAGAATTTTCACATCATATTTATCCATTTCAATAATCGCTTTAACGATATCGCGAGAACGTGCTCCATATCCACTATAAGTGTCGATTGGGCAACTAATTACAAATACTGGTTTGCTCATAACTATTAATATACAAATTTGTGATCGATTGTGTCTTCTTTAGCGTCATTAACGTTGATTAACTCATATTTTTCTCGCGGAGTCCACGTGTTAAATAATTGATCTATCGCGTTAATTGCTTTTTCTCCCATAGATTCTGCTGTAAAACCTACATCATTAATTGCCCAATAACGTCCTGTTTTACCAAGTTCATTTCTCATTTCTTTACCTAAAGTATACACATTGGAAATTTGTTTAGCTGCATCTTCAGCTGTACATCTATCATCCCAAATATAAGGTGTTTTAGGTGAACCTTGAATTGAACGGTTAGTTGGAAATACTGGGAATGCCCAGCAACCATGGTTTTTGTAACGTCCTGTATGGTTTGAAGGAATGTCTGGGGTTGGTGTATACCAATTACCGTATTCGTCTTCAAAGCCCATTTGATCTTGCATACCACCAGTTACGTTAGCGATGATAACAGTTCCTGCTAAAATTGCTTCTGTTAATGATAGACCCCAACCTTCGTTTGATGTTAATAAAATTTGAGCATCTGCAATATTATATAATTGGTTCAATTGTTTATTATCTAAACGGTTAGTTGAGAAGTAAATTGCTTTTGGGTAGTTTGGAAATAAAATTTTTCTAACTTCTTCTAAATCAGTACCATGTTCACTTACAATTTCAGTATGCATTATCATAGCACATTTATCTGCTTTTTCTTTAGGCAATGTATCCAAAAATATTCTAAAGGCAAGCATTGTATCAGGAATTTGTTTGCGTCGAATATTTCTTGAATTAAAAAATACAATAAAATCCTTTTCTTTACCACCAAATAAATTTGATTTGAATTGTTCTAGTTCTTTTACTTCATCCTCTTTTTCAATTGGATAATATATTTCATGATTCAAACCATGAGGAACATATTCAATTACTTTCTTATTTGCTTTCTCACCTAAAACAAGCTCATTGATTAATTTAGTTTGTTTTGAAATTGCTAACAATGCATCACATGACTCATAAAATGCTTTATTATACAATGGTGCTGGATAATCATCCCAAATATTCAAATAAATAATTGGTAATGTTTTTCTAATCTCATTTTCGATTTGAAATAACCATTCAAAGTAACGTGGATCAGTAATCAACATAATTGCATCTGGTTTTTCCATTGCAATCAATTGTCTAATCAAATCAGGATTACCATAACCATCCACTGGGTAAAGAAAAACAGAGGCATCAGTCAAACCTGTGTTTGTATTTGTATCTTGGGAGATATCAAAACGTTTACCTTGTTCTGGATGTTTGATTGCACCTGCAATGTTTACCCAATTAAAATGTTGGGCTGTGTTCAAAACTAATTCACGAGCAACTGTTGCTACACCTGAGTGTACTCGAATATCGTCACAAATTAGGAGAATTTTTTTCCGCTCGTTTTGCGGTAAGTACTTAAAACTTGAATTCATATAACTATTTTACTTTAAATGTAAGAAATTACTCTTCTGTCTTTTTGAAAGCTAAATTTTCTTTTAATGCACTCTACTTTAAATTGCTCAAACAGATCCTTGTCTAGTTTGACGCTTGTTAATTGTTGGTTTTTTTCACTCATAAATTTTATTTTTATTATTATCGGATATACATATATGAGGAGATCAGTAGGTCGCAGAACATAAATGAGTCTTATAAAATGGGCACCATTTACAGTTACCATTTAATTTGGGTTGATGTTCAACTTCTTTATAACCATTGCGATCAAATGCACGTTCTATAAACGATTCGATCGATTTGGTGACTTTATTTAGTTTCACTTTACCTGACGCAGGTTTGAATTGTTGTACACGTTTGATAACGTAGATATCACTTTCAAATATCTTACGTTTCACAATCATAAATTCAATTTCAATATTCTCTATTGGAACATTATATAATTCAGAAAAATATTTTTTGTAAGCGATAAGCTGGAATTGTTTGTTTTCGTCAGATTTTTCTTTTTTGCTCCAACCTTGTCTACTTGTTTTGATATCTATGATCTTGATTTTGTTTGTTGGTTCATGGTATAAAACAACATCTAAATACCCTTGAAACATTACGTTTTGGTATTTTGAATGTGGAGTTAAGATAATAGGTACTTCACATCCAACTAAATGCCATCCTCGTTTACCAAAATATCTTGTTTTATCTTTGGAAAATTCTCGAATAATTTCTACTCCGTCTTCATAAAACTCTCTCAATTCATCTGGAGTTACAAAGTGTTGGTTGTTGTTTGCTTTGTATTGTTTTTTGTATTCTTCACGGAGGTTTTCCTCTAGCATTTCAGAGGTGTTGAGTCGATCAGCTGCTGCTCCACTTTGCTCATACATTACTGTAAGGTAATGTTGAAGTGTTTCGTGTAAAGCAGTTCCAAAAACAGTATGAATTGAAGAGGTAAATGACTTGTGTCCCTCTCTATATTGTAGTGACCATTTTTTAGGACACTCATTGAACATAGACATTTGAGAGTATGAAATAGACTTTTGAGTTGCATAGTCAATTTCGGGTAGTTTTTTTTCTCTTATTTCTTTGAGTATAACAGGAGGTTTTTTTCTCATAACTTAAAGATAAAAAAAGAGCTTGGAAAATCCAAGCTCTCTTAATCTTTTGAAAATACCTTTGATAGCGGTGAAAAGTATTCTCTTGCTATAACTAGCAAACGGTCCTAAGCCGTCTTGTACTGGCTGATCAATTGTTCGTTTTTAGCGAGCATTTTCAGATACTTGGCCAAATTTGTTTTATTGCGTTTTTTCTTGCCGTCTTTTCTTGCTTTAGACATTTTGTCTTATTTTATAATACCCGCTCTTACTTGCATCATTCGAATTTCAGCAATGTCTTCTTGAGATCCAACAATAGAAACATAATCATCCATTGTTAACGTTTTACCTGAAGAGGCTAATGAGATGATATTGTCTGCTACATCATGTAAATCCATGTCTGTTTGAGCATCTTCTCTAGCATATTCGAGTAAACGAATAAATAGAGGAACATCTATTGTGATTATGTCTCTTGGGTTCATATTAGTAGTTGTATGGTTCTTCTACTTCTTTGCCTTCATTAAAATCATTATCGGGATTATAGTCTGAAGAAGTAACACTATATGGCTCATCTTCACTATCTGAAGCTTCAACATAAAATGATGAATCAGAGAACATATCAGATAATGAATTAGCTCTATTTTGAGCTTCTTCTTTAGTGTCATAAACACCTTGATGCCCTATTTCACCATATCCACTATCTTGTAATACATGAAAGTACATTTTTCCTTCTTCAACTTTATCCTCTTCGTTAACATCTTTGATGTCGTCTCTTTCTCTGTTTGGTTTTATTTCATAACGCTCACCTAAGAAATATTCAAAAGCCATTTCGTAATCTGTTTTTTCACGAGGTGGAATTTGATTAATTGCTCCAATTCCAACAATTCCTCCGATCATTGATTCGTTTAAAGATGATTTATCTTCTTCTAAAATTTCTTTATTGATAATAGCTGCATATTCACTTTCAGTGATCACACCAGCTAGCATTTGCATACGTAAAGTTTCTTTATCCATTTTGTGTATTTTATTATAAATATTAGCCCTTTAGTATTCGTTCAAGTTTTTCCAAATACAATATAGCATCCATATGTTCTTGCTTGGCATGTTCGATCCAATCTAAAACACTTAAGTCATTTCTGTCTAAATCAGTGCCATATTTTTCTTTTCCAAAGCGGGCTCTACTTACAAATTGATCAATTACTGAATCAACAATTGAGTCTGTTTGGTGAATTGTTCTTGTTTGAAGGGGGTTGGATGGGTTTGTTCCAAATGTTTCTCTGTTTGCGGTCATTTTTTTAATAACTTAGTTACTTCTTTATCCTCTACACCCATAGAGTACAACACTTGTCGTACACCATGTTCGCGTAAAAGGTCAATATACTCTTCTGCTTCGCCTAAACTGCATTCAAAATGTTTTGCTACGTACTCTACCAACGTTGCAGGCTGTCTCTTTGTTCTTGACTTGACATACTTCAAGAACGTTTTTGTTTTTGGAATCATCTCTCTATAAATTGTATATGTTTGTTGCTTGTTCTCGTAGGGTAGAGTTTGAACAAAATTAGCTAATTCAACATAATTTATATTCATAGATACATATCGATGTATCATGTAAGAGTTCCATTTCTCCCACGATTCTTCGGAAATGTTTTCGATGGGAGTTTTATAGAGGGTGATTTCATT